TGTTTAGCTTGCATGTGAGCGAAGACCACGCGAGCCAGGCTCTCGCTGACGCCCTGCAGCACGTACCGCGTCTCGTGCAGTTGGTCGGTCAGTTGCAACACACTATCGTTAGCCCGGTGCAGTTCCTGGCGTAGCTCCTCGACGTTGTCGAAGGCTTCCGGGTTGGCCATCGTCGGGCACATGGTGATGGTCGGGCCGCTCATGCTTCCTCCCACGTCACAGTCACGCCCTGGAACTCGGTGAAGCCGCACTTCTTGCCGCCTTCGTTGCGCCACTGGCGGCCGCGTGAGCGGTCCAGTAGCGGGCCGATGGACGCCTGGCGGTCACGGTTGATCAGCACCTCGGGCTTACCGCCGCGCACCGGAAACAGGGTCTGTGCAATCACGCGATAGCCCATGTCGCGCAAGGTGCGGACGGCCGCATTCATGGCCCCCAGGCGATCCACCAGCCCAGCGTTCAGCACGCGGCAGGCAGTCTCCTGGGCCACCACAGTAGGCGCCTGGACGATCTTCAGCAGCGCGCCCATGTCACACCCCCTTGACCACGTCGGCGGTCACGGTCGGCACGCCGATTTCGGCGGCGAGGTTCATGCACGCGGTCAGCAGGTTGCCCACGGCCAGCGGGTACAGCAGCGAGACCGTCTCCGGGCGCTCGCGCCGATTGCTGGAGATCGTCAGCTTGGCGCGCAAGGCATCGATGCCGCTGGTGTCGATCACCTCACCGATCGGCTTGCCCAGGCGGTCGAACTTGAACTTCAAGTACTCGTCGAGGCGGCCGCCGTCGAGCGGGGCCAGCTCCACCATCTCGCAACGCTGCACCACTTCGCGCACGTCCTGGTTGCGCTCGGACAGCTTAGCCTTCAGCTCCGGCTGGCCGATCAGGATGATCGACAGCAGCTTCTTGAAACCCAGCTCCAGCTCGAAGAAGCGCTTCAGGTGCTTGATGGTCGGAATCGGCAGCGAATGCGCCTCGTCGATCACCAGGCAATGCCGGTAGCCGGCGGTGTGGCTCTCGCGCAAGGCTTTGTGCAGTTGGGCGAAGCGTGCCTCGGGGCTGGACTTGGGCTTCTCCAGCGGGGCCACGGCGGCCATCAGCGCCTCGGCGATGTGGGTTGCCTTTAGGGTCTTGCCCTTCTGGTCGTTGTCTTCCATCCCAAGCACGTAGGGCCGGATCAGCAGGATCGGCTGGTTCTCGCGCACAATACGGTCTTCCAGGTCGCGCATCAGCGTGGTCTTGCCGGCGCCGCTCTCGGCCACTACGGCGAGCAGGCCGCCGTGCTTGGAGGTCTGGAACATCGCCTCACGGATGTAGCGGATGTCCGGGCTGACGTACATGTCCTCGTGAGACTGGATGTCGTCCTGGAACGGATCACGGAAAAGCCCGAAATGCTTGCGGGTAGCTGGAAACAAGGTTTGTTTACGCAGTAACATGGATTCCTCCTGGTTGGATTCGGTAGCAGACTTCGACTTGGGAACCGAGCGGGCCGCGTTGGCGCGCGGCTCGCTCACCTTTGCTTCAAGAACAATGGAAAGATCGGCCGGATCGGCGCCGATCTCGACGAGGAAGGCGCTGATGCGCTCGCGCACATCGGCCTGATCCACCTCGTCGAACAAGCTGGACAAGTCGGCTGGCGCGGCGCCCGCTGCGGCCAGAAAGGCGCGGATGCGCTCCTGCAGGTCGGCCGCGTCAAAGCTCTTGGGCCATTCACCGTGATTGACGATTTGCGCCACGGTCGCCTGCGAGACGTTCAGTGCCTTGGCCAGATCGGCCTGCTTGCAGCCGGCCTTCTGGAGTACGTTTTTCAGCTTCAGCATCACTCACCTCCTGCCGCTGCACGCAGCATCTGCAGCGGCTTCTGAAGGCCCGCACGCGGGCCGGTAAGCTCGGCAATAATCGTGTCGAGCTGCTCTTGGGGAACGCCGTCCGGGTAGCGCTGCTGCAACCACCGGTAACGGTCGGCAGTCCATTCACCGCCGGAGGCTTCCACCTTCGGCTTGATCTGCTTGGAGGCTTCAACCAGGGAGAGCGGCGGAAGCTCAACCTTCGGCGCCACCAGGTCATGCGCGGTGCCACGGCGCGGCAAGTAGGTCGGCAAGGTGGCATCGTCGATGTGCTTGTACGGGTCGAGTTGGCCACCGAACGGCAGCGCCTTGGCCTTGCGCGCCGCCTCGGCCGCTGCCTGGCTGTCGGTGCCGGTGACCAGCTGCTCGATTTCCTTGAGGGCGGTCTGTGCCGGGGTGTCGGCGTGGCGCTTGTAGCTTTCACCGATGCGCGCGGCGTCCGTGCTAAAGCCGAACTCGTTCTTTTGCACTTCATTGACCACATGGAAGACTTCGTGCCCGTCTTCGCCCACCAGCACCACCTGGGCCGCGTCGTCGCGCCAGGGGTTGCGAGTGACCATCACCTTCTCGCCGACCATCACGCCCGGCACCGTCGAGACGTCGTACTCGCGCCCCTGGAACGACACGCGCAGCTTCGGGGTGACCTTGCGGCTTTCCGGCGTGGCCACCGCCAGTTCGCGGCACACCTCGATCGACGGTGCCTTGATCAACTGGTCTGCGCGGATCGCCATCCATACCTGGCTGCGGGTGCGGTTGTGGCGCCGGTGGATGGCCGTCGCGTTGAAGTGCATGCGCCACTTCTTGGCCAGCGCATTCAGTTCGTCCAGACTGTTGACCGGCTGGAACTTGAGGCCCGGCTCGAACTTGCGCTCGATGATGTTGCGGGAGTTTTCCACCTGGCCGGTAGCGCGGGCATTGCCGACCTTGTGAACTTCCAACTCAATGCCCAGCGATCGGCACAGATTGCGGGTCATCGCAGCCGTGTTGGCCGAGCCAGCATCCAGCATCAGGATGCGCGGCACACCGTGCAGCAGGTCGGCGCCGCCGCGCTCCTGCATGGCGTTGATCAGCACCGAGCACAGGTTCTCGCCCGACTCGGCGCCCATCACGTATTCGGTATAAATCCAGTCGCTGGTGTGGTCGGTGATCTCGTAGCTCCATACCCGGTCGGCGGCGATGCGTGCGACGTTCTTTGGCTTGTTCTTGTAGAACTCGGCGTGATCCATGACGCGCAGGCCGTTGGCCCGGTTATCGGCAGAAGGCTTCAGGTAATAGAGCACGCACAGGCTGGCGTCGATCTGCCAGACGTGATTGGGGTGATCGCTGGCCAGCTCGGTCACCGGCGCCGGTGCCAGCAGCTGGTCAGGGTGCAGGCCATACACGCGCAGGACGCGGTGGACGGTGCTTTCTGATAGAGGACGAAGCTCGCCGGTCGAGGTATCCAGGTACTCGGCCCGGATCATCCCGTTGGCGCGCAGCGTCTCGATGGCATCGACAACCGAATAGAGGCGCTTGCCGTTCTTCCGGGTCGATTCCATCAGCACGGCGGAAATCATCATCGCCTCATCGCGTGTCAGGGCGCTTTGACCGGCATCGGAGCGGCGTTTGCGTTGGGCCATAACGGATACCTCCTTGAGTTTGCGCAGCAGCGTGGCGCGGGAAAGCCCCAGGTCACGGCATGCCGTCTCGTAAATGGCCCCCTTGCCGCCGTGCCCGGTCTTCCGGGCAGCCAGGGCCACGGCTACCAGTCGTTCGGTCAGGACGGCATTCATGGCTTAGGCCTCGACCAGTTCGCCAGCCGGTTGCCCGACCGAGGGAATATCGCCGCCGCGCAGCCAGTCCGGCACCTCTTCGCCGTCCGGCGCTTCCTTGACGCCGAACTCGCCGCGCAGCTGCTTGACGGACACTTCCACCTGGCACAGCAGCCCGGCCATAAAGTCATCGTGGGCCATGCCATGTTTCTCGGCGTGTTCGGCCAAGGCTTGGAAAGCAGCGCGCAGCTTGCCTCGCACCACCGACTCGGCCTCGAAGGCGAACTGGCTGGCTTCCTTGCGGATTTCCTCCCCTTCAAGGTCGGGCGGCGGGGTTTGCACACGCCGCTTCTTGGTGGTCAGCTTGGCGGCCAATTCGTCGATCTTGGTGTTCTTGTCCGCCAGGAGGCGCCCTTGGGCTTCGGCGTTTTCACGGGTTTCGCGCAGCGTGGCTCGCAGTTCCTTGACGCTCATGGTGGCGATGTCGTCGAGCTTCAGCTCGCCGGTCTGGCCGGTCAGCTCCAGCTCTTCGATCTGCTCGTCGTCGAGAACCAGCATCTCGAACAGCTTGGTCTGGTTGCCCGCCGCTTTCAAAAGCGGCGTTGACGTCGTATTTGAGAACTTGGCCGCCGTCGCCATGAACTTTTGTGCCACACGAACTTCAATCCCAAGGGCGTCAATGCGAGACACAAACTGACCATGGGCACACGCTTCCTTTAGCACTCGTAGGCCGCGCCCCACCTCCAGGCAAGCTTCCACGCTGCGCCGCATGTTGGCGGAAATGTCGCGCTGGATCAGGTCGGGGTCGGTGCAGTCGGCAGGCAGTTGATAGCCGATCTGCGCAGCAACGGCGCGCACCATCGCTTCTTGCTCGGTGTGCATTACTGCGAGGCGATTGACGGCCTCGGTCATCGCCGGCAAGGCCGGCAGCGTGGTATCGACAGTGGGCAGCTGGGTTGCGGTGGCTTTTCTGGCCATGATGACTCCTGGTAGTTATTGGGGGGTGCAGAGGCGGTGCACGATCTCGTCGACACGCTGCTTGGCTGCATCCAGCGAGCGCAGGATGCCCACCGCGTGCTGGGCAAGGCGCGTCGATGGCCGGATGCGGCCGGTCTCCGGGATGCGTTCGACGAAGCCAGCCTCTTCCAGCGTGGCCACGTAGTTGGTGATGTTCGACGGCGACAGCCCGGTGGCCTTGGCCAAATCCGTAGGCGTCAGGCCGTGGGCAAAGTGCCCCAGCAGCACGTTCAGCACCGCCAGCACCTTGCCGGCGGACTGGCTCATACCCTTCTTTTCAGCAGCCATCGCCCATCTCCTTCTCGGCGGCAATCGCGTTCGCCAGTTTCTGATTCAGCATCAGCTTCGCCAGACGCTGGAAGGGCTCGGCATCCTCGGCGTCGATCTGGATGTCGCCATAGCTGGTCGAGATCGTGAAACCACGCGCCATGGCCGGCACCTGCTTGGCTAGCGCATAGCTGAGGCGGTTCTGTTCTGTACTCATGGTTAAACCTCCTGAAAATCAAGTTCGGGCTGGGCGTGTTTCTCGACGTTGCCGCGATGCCAGGCCAGCGTCTGCATGGCTTCCTGGATCGCGCTCAGAACGTCAGCAACGTCCGGCTTTGGGGTCTTCTCGTAGAAGTCGAGAATCTGTGTGGCAGCCGCATTCATCACCGAATGCAGGCTCAGGATGTCCTCGGCGGTCACGCCGCGCCCGGTAGGAATGTCGATCAGCAACCGGCCAGAGCTGGCGGCCAGCCAGCGGGTGAGGTAGTCGATGCCGCACGCTGCCTCATAGGGGCGGATCATGTTGGCCGGGATGCGACCGGACTGAATCCACTTGTAGACGGTCCAGTGATCCGTCAACCCCATGCGCTCGGCGATGCGCTCCACGGACAGGTTATGGCGCTCCTTTGCGTGGTCTTTGCATAGCTCCAGCGCGTTGCGCAGGGAAGTCGGCTGGATGCGTTTCCAATTGCGGCGGGTCATTGGAACCCCCTCCGGGCAATGCTTTCCAAACAAATGGCGTTTTTGCAGCTATCGAAAGCCATTTGCAGCAGATACGATGAAAAGCGGATAATTCGTACTTGGGAGAAAAGCATGGCGAAAGACGATCTGGTGCAGGAGTTGGACCGCAACATGGACACGGTGTACGACTCGCTGTACGTGCTCAACGCGACAATGACGGCCATTGTTCAGGCGCTCCAGGCTGAGTCTGCGGCCCAGGTAACGAGGGCGCTTGACGAGAGCATCGATGGCCTGTCAGCAGAGGCGAATCCGCCAGGGACGCTGGCTCAGGCAACGCTTGCTGGCTGGCGGAACATGGCTGCGAAGCGCGCAGGATTGCCGTCAAGACGGTCGATGACATGATCCGCTTGCCGTTTCTGCGCATGCCGATGGCGGGATTAGTCATGGCGGGCCTCATGCGGCGCGACGCTCGGCGGCATGGCGGCGGTCGTTGCTTTCGCGGCGCTCCAGGGCACGTGCCGGATCGGTACAGATTTCGCCGTCCTTGAGGCCGAGCTTGATGGCGATCTCGTGGGCTTGGCCGCGCACGCACTTCTTGCGGCCGCCCAGGACTTCAAAGACGAGGTTCGGGGAGAATTTGTTGGCGATCGACCACTGGGTGATCGAGATGCCCATCGCTTGAAGGTCGGCGCGGGCTTCGGCAGCAGTACGTAGTTTCATGGCAGGCTCCTGTTGCGGGGCGGCTGGCACTTTTCAGAGTGCCGTTTAAGTTGCCGTTAGTGGTGTAACGGTGTGAATGAATTATGGTGCTCATTTGTGCACCTGTCAACACTTTTTAGGGGTTCATATGAGCATCGGCGATCGACTGCGTGAGGAGCGAGAAAGGCTCAATTTGAGCCAATCCGTTCTCGGTCAAATCGGCGGAGTACAGAAACGTGCTCAGATCAACTACGAGGCTGGCGAGCGATCTCCAGATGCCGCCTACTTGCGCGGTGTGGCGCATATAGGCGTCGATGTTCAGTACGTGTTGCTCGGAGTGCGATCAGCCAATCTAGAAGCCGTGATGATTTCCGATGAGTTTGTCGAGGAGACTGACCGTGAGCGGACGGGCGAGGCTTTGTCAGGCCAGAGCGTTGAGTTGCTGACAGCCGATGAGCGTCAACTTCTTACCCTGTTCAGGGCGGCATCACTCACAGGGAAAATGGCCGCTGTAGGCGCCCTTCAAGGGGCAATGGGATCGATGCCAACTCAACCATCTGAAGGCGGTGCAACCCAGAACTTTCACGCCCCAGTCGGCGGCGGCGTGGCCGGTCGAGACATCGTTAACAAGGGAAGGAAATGACAGCAGCAAAACAAGAATTCCAAGCCGCCATCGAAGGCGACGTAGCGGGCAGAGATATCGTCAGGGAGGCGCCTCGCACCAACATCCATATCGCCGCCATCAACGGCGGACAGAACATCATTGGGCAAACCGGGGACATCCACTTGCAGATGCCCGCGCGCCCGAGGATCAAGGTTGTCATCCAGCCAGGCCCGGAGCACGTCTCCGAGGCACAGAAGGTTCGACTGAAGGTGCTGGTGGGCGACGCGATCGAACTGGAAAAGGCCATCAAACGCGCCCCAAAGCGTCACGCGACCGTGTGGTCGGCACTGACAGGAAAATTCAAGGTGACCAGCTACCACCTGATTCCGGCCGCGGCATTCGCACAGGCCGAGGCGTACTTGCAGACTTGGTGCGCGCGACTGCGGTCAGCCAAGAGCGCCCCCAAGAAAGACCCTGATTGGCGAAACAGCCGCTATCGCTACATCCATGCAGCGCTCAAGGAGATCGGGCAGCAGGATGAGCTTCCGCAACTGCTGGCTGACCGCTACAGCGGACGTTCACTGAAAGATCTTTCAGAGCTTGAGCTGGAGGCGGTCTATCGGGTCGTCGCCGAGAGGAAGAAGGCAGCGCGCCGGAAGGGCGCCATCTAGTCAGCCCCGCAGGGTGTAGGGGCGTCGCCCCTACTGCTGCGGCAAACACGAAAGCAAGGTGGAATAATGTCAAACGACGGATTCGATGGCGATGATGAAAAGAATGATGGGGCTCAGCACTTCCACGGAACCGTCAGTGGTGGCGTAGCTGGCCGCGACATCATCAACGAGGCAACGCAGATGCTCTGGGACTGCGAGACGCAAGACCTGAAGCACGAATTCAGGCGGTGCAAGGCAAAGCTCTGGCAGATGCGCCGAGAGATTTTCTTCAATGTCCCGTTTTTCTGGTTCGTCGCCGGAACGCTCGGCTCGGTATGGCTGTTGCTGTCCGGCACCTGGTTCAAGATCGCTGGGCAGCTATGGATGTTCGCCTGGATGGCGGGTGCGGTGATGATCCCCTCGCTATGGTTGGCGGCGATTCGACAGCGCAAGGGCAAGATGGTCGCGTACTACCGTGAGCGCCTGGAGATCATCGACACGATACTGCAGGACAGGGATTGATATAGGTATTCAAGAATAATAACCAGGAGGAGCTTGTGAAGGTTCAACGAACAAAAACGTTTCTGGCCACCAGCTTGACTGCGGGGCTCCTGCTCAGTTCTGCAGGCGCATTCGCAGACACTGAATCGGTCTTCATCGGCATGACGCCGACTGAGTTCTCGGAAGGCTTCAACCGGGCGGCCCAGATACTTCGGCTCAAGCCCAGAATGCCGCTCTGGCCGGCCAAGTCGGGCAAGTTCAGCGCCAACGTTGCGCCAGGTATCACCGTGACTGGAACCGGCGTCGATAACGGCAACATGATGAGGTCCATCGCCGTGTCCTGTCGGTCTGACGCGCTTTGCAATGAGGTGATCGCGGCAGCAGCCCTCTCGGCCGATCCTGAACTCAGTATGAAAGAGCTGCAGCTTTTCGTTCAGCGCCGGCTCAATGGCGAATTGGCCGATGGCGTCTATTTCGCGGATGCCGGGCTGGCCTATACGCTGGAGGCCAACAAGGCGAAGAAGCAGCTCGAATTCCTCATCAAGGCCGCACCCGACGACGACGGAGCGGAGTAAAGGCATGGCTGGCTTTAAGATTGAAGTGAATGACGTCAACCAGCTGACGGTTGAGACCCGGACGGGGGCGTTGGAGGTGATTCTTCCAACCTCCCAGCCAGGACTATCAGTGACACTCCGTCTTTCGCCGGCAGCAGTCCGGCAGCTATGGGGCCTCCTCGGGAAGGCTCAGCAAGCGCTGGAAACAGATATCGAAGGAGCGCCGCCGTCAGGCGCTCGACACTGAGACGAAACAGGCGTTTCATGGGATGGCTCCGGGGGTTGTGACAATGCCATCCTCGCCCGCCTATCCTTTGCCTTCTAGCGTAGTTCGTTAAAAAGCGCCCTCCTGGCCGCCCGGCCCGCGCTCTCTAAACCTGATTAAAAGACCCCACCCGCATGCCGCCCGAAGATGGCGGCATGCGCTTCTCGATCCGTCAGTACCTTCCTCGCTGGGTCCGCCACCTTCTTAGGCTGGATGGCCCCGCATGCCTCGGTTGCCGTCACGCCTTCGTGACGATGGTCGGTGCGGGATGTGTGCTTTCTCGCGGGTTCGGTCGGCGCTGTTCCGACTTTCAACCCGTAGGAGGAAGCATGTCCCTGAAACGTATCCCGCGCATGGCCGGGTGGCTCTTGACCGCCCTGCTGCTGATCATCGCCATTGCGCTGATTTCACCCCAGCAGCTCCCCGTCGCACTCTACAAACTCTCCCTGATCAGCCTGGCGGCCGTCGTCGCCTACTGGCTTGATCGTTCGCTGTTTCCCTATGCCCGACCCGATAGCTACCTGAAGCACGACTGGCGCTGCAATGGCGCCCGCTGCGAAATGGATGCCGACCACCAGGTCGCCCAGGGCTACACCCAAATCTTCGCGGCCGCCATGCTGCGCCGGGCGATCATCGTCGGCGCTGTCGTGGTCGGCGTGGCGCTGGGGCTCTGATCATGCGCCGGCCCGCTCATTTTGCTCCCCGGCTTACGCCGGCCGGGGTGTTCTGGATTGGCTATCTGCTGGTCCTGCTGGTCGGCGGCCTGCTGTGCGCTCGCGCAGCGACAGCCGCCGACATTCCCCAGGGCGCCCTGAAGCATCGCGCCGACTTGACCCGCAACGCCCGCGCCGTGTGGGGCCTTGATGCTCCGGTGGCCATGTTCGCCGGCCAGGTGCATCAGGAAAGCCGCTGGCGCCCGGAGGCGGTCAGCCCGGTCGGTGCCCAAGGCATCGCCCAGTTCATGCCGGCCACGGCTGACTGGATCGCCGAAGCCTACCCCGCACTGGCCGATCAGCAGCCTTTCAATCCGGGCTGGGGCCTGCGCGCTCTGGTCACCTACGACCGCCACCTGTGGGAGCGGATCAAGGCATCCACGCCGTGCGACCGCATGGCCATGACCTTGTCCGCCTACAACGGCGGTCTCGGCTGGGTCTGGCGCGACCAGAAGCTGGCCGCCGCGCAAGGGGCTGACAGCGCCCGCTGGTTCGACCAGGTCGAGCGCTTCAATGCCGGGCGCCATGCGGCCGCCTTCCGGGAGAACCGGGGCTACCCGCGCCTGATCCTGCTCACCTTCGCGCCGCGCTACGCCGCCGCCGGCTGGGGCCAAGGAGTGGAGTGCCCCCACGCTCAGCCTGCGGCTTCGCTGCCCCCCGAGGGGGCGTACCTCGCCTTGGGGCGGCCCGGCAGCGAGGTGTGCGCATGATCCGCTACCTGCTCTCGCTGATTCCGTTCGTGCCGCGCTGGTCGTTCCCGCTCGGCGCCGTCCCGGCACCTTTGATCCGTCAGGGGCGCGTCTCCGGCGTCCGCGCCGCCAAGCGCCTGGCACACAAGCACCACAACCACCGGAGGGCTCGCCATGTTTAACACTTCGATTGCACGCCCCTGGCTTGCCGTCGCTTTCCTCGTCTGGACGCTGCTCGCGGCGATTGCAGGCTGGCAGACCGGTCGCGAACAGGAGCAAGACCGCTGCACGGCGCAGGTCGCGACGCTTGAGGCCGACCAGGCTGTCAAGGAACGCCAGGCCGCACAAGCCGCGCTCGATCGCCTCCAGCAAGCCCAAGCGCGCGGCGACGCCCTGCAAGCGCGCCTGGCAACAGAAGAAGCCAATCGTCAAACCCAAGCCCAGGAGAATGCACGTGAAATCAAACGTCTCACCACTGGCCACCCTTGCCTTAACGCTGGCACTGTGCGGCTGCTCAACGAACCCGCCATCGGCCTCCGCACTTCAACCTTGCCCACGCCCGCCAGCGGGTCTATTGCAGCCGATGCCGCCGCTGCCAGCGATACCGACGTCGCTGGCTGGATCGACGCCGCCCGGCGCCAGTACGACGCCTGCCGCGACCGGCTCGGCGCACTGATCGACTGGCATCAGGAGAGCCCCCACGCTCAGCCTGCGGCCTCGCTGCCCCCCGAGGGGGCGTACCTCGCCTTGGGGCGGCCCGGCAGCGAGGAGGAGGCCACCGATGGACATCGCTGACCAAGCCAGCGACCGCGAAATGGCCGACCGGGAATTCGCCCTCGCCGCGCAGCGCGCCGCCCGTTCGGGGGGGCCGTCGTGCTCGCATTGCCTGGAC